CTAGAAATTCAAAGAGAAAACTTGAGCCATACCTAAACCAGTTTTTTCGAGAGCATAGTTGCACACTGCCCATTCTTGGCACGCTCTCGGCCTAGCTTCTCGTACTCTACTTATGGCCTCGGCGAAATTCGCGGCGGACCGGCACCGAAAGCCGTTCGTTGCCTCTTGGACAGTTTCAGTGAACGCGCCCCAATCCGTAACAAGCACGGGCGTGCCAGAGACGTTTGCTTCGAGAACCGTATAGCCGAACGGCTCCAGCACTCGTGTAGGGTAGATTAGCGCCTTGGCATCCGCGAGAAGCTGGCGGCGCAGTGCATAGTCCGCGAAACCCACGTACTCCACGTGACCGCCGGCGTTCTTGAGAAGCGCCGCTGATTCCTCACCCTGCCAGAGGCCCGCAACAACCAACTTCTGGTCCGCCAGGCGGCAGGCTTCGATAGCGATGTCGAGGCCCTTGCCGTGGTTCAGGCGACCAAGGAACAGAACGAAATCCTTCTTCTCCTCCTTGTAGATGAACCGTTCTGGCGCGATAGCGTGCGGGATCATACGCCAGTTCTGCCAGCCGTCGGGGGCCTGGTAGTAGCCCACGTGAAAGTGCAGCCACGCCCAGGAGGGAAAGGCAATGTGCGGCGTGAAGACCGGAGACATGTAGCCGCGCGTGGGTTCGCAGACGGCCTGCGGAAGCTGTATTGCGTCTTCAAGGTGGTCAGGCCCCGTGACGCAGACCACGGCTTGATCGTGGTGACCTCGGAGCCAATCCAGGGTCTTGCCCCACTCCCAAGTCTCGACGCCGGGCACGTTGGAGCCTTCCATACCAACAAGTCGCACGTCGAATTTGCCCGCGAGCATCAGGCACAGATTGACAGCGTTGGTGACGAAGCTGTCGGTGGTGTTCAGCTCACAGGTCGGCATGGTCTTGGAGCCGAAAACGAAAATGGGTTTCATGGCGGATTTCCTCTCTCAGAAGAGCAGGCGGGCGTTGATTCCACTGAAGGTGCGGTAGATGTCTACATGCTTGTACTGAACAAACGGAAGCGACTCGTTCCGAATGGGTTTCTGGCCGGCGATCTCGCCGCTATTGGCGAAAAGCAGCGTCAGATTGCCCGTGGATAGACTCGGAATAATGAATTCGTTTTCGTAATGGGTCGCGCGTGCAGGACACAAGGTTCCGATATTTTGTGCGGTGATGATCGTCTTTGCGGCATTCCATGCGGCGTCAATCTGAACCTGGGTGCTGGGGACCGCAATCGCCGTATCCAGCCGATACACCTGCATGTCGTAGTCGGTAAAGTCGCAGTTTGCGTTGGTGAAGTCCCTGCGCATGTACAACCGCAACCGCGCCGTGGCGTTGGTAACGCCCGCTGGAATTGTGAAATTGAGGTAGGCACGCGCGATGTTGGAAGCTCGTTGCTTGTCCTGTCCGAAGAAAATGAATTCCCAATAGAAGCCGTTGACAAGCAGCGGATTTACTGGAGTTCCCACTTGGCGAGTTCCCGTGGGCGGGTACGGCGGCTCCTGGGTGATCGTGCTAAAGCTGCGGGATTGAATGAAAAAGGAAGCGGAAGCATTGACGATCAGGGGCGACGTGACACCCTTTCGCAGTTCATAAAGATGTTGGTCGGAGAGCAACACACCCGCCGAGATCGGCCAGACGGTCCACACATAGGCAGGCCACCCTTGAGCTGTACGCAGCGCATCAATGGCGGTCTTGATCGAGTTGAGGTACGTCACGCCCATTCGCGTCGTCGTGTTCGTATAGGCAACAGATCCCCCACCACCCTGCCGTTTGAGTTCTGCGACAATCTGATTGATCCCTGAGCCTGCGTCCACCTGGACTTGCGTGGGTGGATTAGAATAGACCGACGTGCCGGCGTTGATGAGGTTTTGCACGCCCCAGTGAATGAGCGCTTCGCCGGCCACTCCCTGGCGCGGGGTCCAATTGGCCATAGAACACCGCTCCTACACGGGAAACGCGCCGTCGGCGTAATGCTTTTGCGTGGGGGTGTCGTACTTCATCTTGAGGGCGGCGGAGTTGGTGCCGTCGCTAAACGGTGCATCCGTGCGAAGGGCGAGCGAGTTGTTGGCAAGGAGCCGTAAGACGGCGCTCAATGGCCCGAAGCGTCCCGTGGCCGGGTCCACGACATAGAGCGTGGAAAGGTTCAGGGCCAAGCGGTATGTGCCGCCGCCCACGTCCACTATCCGCAGCGCTTCGTTAAGTGCGACTTCGTGCGCTTGGGGCGTGGCTCCGTCGTCGGCTTTGGTGAGGGGATCGCCGCCCAAGCGGATGTTGGATATGGCCGAGGCCGGGAAATACACCATGGCCCACTTCTGGCCCACGCCCGCCTCTTTGTAGAGGATGCGCGCCGCCCCGGTCGCCGCCGTCTTGAGCGTGCTGGTTTGCGCATTCACCACACCCGCGTACTTGTGGTTGTCCGCAATCACGTTCAGCATCACCGGCGAGATGCCGAAGGCCATCGCTTTGCCTAGCGCGCCAGCACGAATGGGTTCCTGAAGAATCACGAAATTGAGCTGACCGTCCTGGTCCGGCGAGGCCGCGTTGAAGGTAGCCCTCGTCTTGAACTCCTGCGGGTTGTCGGTGGGCGTAATGGCAACGCCGGTAACGGTGAGCACCGCGAATTGGTTCTGATCCGCGCCGGACTGATTGCGAATCGTGATTATTCCCAGCTTGGTGTCTCGGGGCACGGCTCCGCTCTCACGGTTCAGAGCGCGATTTCGCGCGGTCTGGGCCGCGTCTACAAACGAATTAAAGTCCCCCGCCGTCATGCGAAACGGCTGCCCGGTACTGACCTTCGGCATGACTCAAATCCCCAAAGAAGAGAATGCGCCTTCCTCGTAAACCTGCTCCACATAGACCGCGACGGGCTTCTTGATCCGGACCTTGGCGGTGTTGTCCACGTCTTCGCCGTACTGCACCCACAGGTAATCCCAGCCGTTCTTCGAGATACCGGAGATGTCTCCAACCTGTATGCCGTTGCGATTGGGCGAGGCGGCAAACTTGAAAGTGATTTCCCACTTGGCGTCGCCGCGCTTTTGGCCAGTCGCGCCCAAGAAGAGGACCTCACCGGGCGAGTAGCCTCGGAAGCCGTCAGAGTTCACCTTGCCGGTGAGACCGTAGTAGGCTCCCGAATTAACCTGCACATCGGTCAAGAAATGCGTCTCCGACCAGTTCCACACGGATACGGTGATGTCCACGCCACCCACGTTTTCGCCGTCATAGCCGATGGCGCCGCCCAGCATGTCTGAGGCGGCAGGCCCGTAACTGGCGACGGTTTGGATACTCTGGGTGATGTGCTGCGTGCCGCCGGTGGAATCAAATGTCGTGACCGGCTCGGGATTCTCTTGCTCTTGGACTTCCGGCGCTTCGTAGCGGGCCACAATCCGCCAGGTGTCCACGTTGACCCGCTCGGAGACCTCGAAGGATCGGAAAATCAGACCCGCGTACAGGGTGGGAATGCTGGCCTGGACGGTTGCCTTGACCTCAGCCTCATCCGCCGCGCCCCGAACAATGTACGGGATCTCGGCCGACGCCTTGGAGCCGACGACTTCGGAGCGGCCCTTGAAGAGTTCTTCTATGGTCGCGGGCATCGGGACCTCTACTCGAAGACGGCTTGGCCGCCTTCAAGGGATTGGATTATGCGCTTGGTATTTCGTGCGGTCTCTTCGCTCGCCCTGGCGGTGCGTTCCTGCGTGCTGTTACCCAGGCCCAAGCCAAAAGCCGCTTCTGCATTGAAGGAGCCGGTTACGTCGAAGGCGCTACGCGCGGCTTGTTGCAGAGCGGGAATGGCGTTCTCGACGCTGCGTCTGAGTTTGTCGCCGATTCCTTCGGGTGAGTCCGGTGAGCCCGCGCCACTCTCGACGGCGGCGCGCTTGGTGCGCGCTTCGTCTATGGCGTCCTGCCATTCTTTTCTGGCCGAAACAAGAGCATCTTCCGATTCACGAACCCTCTTGGCATCTTGCTCGCGGCGTGGGCGCGTATCCGCTTCGGCCACGCCTGCGATGGCTGCTTTCGTTCCCTGCCGCTCCTTCTCGATCTCGGCCAGTTCCTTCTCACGATCCAGGCGGGCATCGAGGCGGGAATCGAGGGATTTCTTGGACACCTCGATATTGTGTCGCTCGGTCTCCTGGTCTATGCGCTTATTGACAGTCTCTACATCGATGGAGGAATCAAAAGTCGCCAACACCTTGGTCCACTGCTTGGCGACCCAACTGTTGAGGCTGCTCCATGTGCGCACGAAGAGCGAGGCAAACTTGGCGAGAAGATCGGCCCAGAAGTTGACCGTGACCGCCCAGGCTTTCTTGAGGCCGAAGAAGAGGTCCGACACTATCACTACAGCCCCAAAGAAAATGTCGCTGGTGGTTTGCAGAAACCAGCCCTTGAACGCGAGCCATGTTTGGGTGAGCACCGCGACACCTTTTTGCCAAACAAGTTGCAGCGAGAGCCACAGGATGCGCGCGGCCAAGGCCATGTCGCCGGAGGCCAGGGCATCGGCAATACCCTGGAATGATGCCGTGGCGAAGTCCTTCAGTTCTTGAAATCTCTCACTGAGCCAGGCGAGCGCCTTTCCGCCGATGCCCGTGGCGTACACCAAATATGCCGCCAGAGCCACGATCCCCGTGATGACCAGACCAATTGGCGAAAGCAGGGCTGCCAGGACCGAGCCCAGCCAGCCGATTACGGTTCCGACTCCCGCGATTATGGAAGCGATCCCGCCGAAGACGGAGGCCAAGAGGGAACCGGCCAAGCCCACTGCGACCAGCGCCCCACCAACCAACGCCACTATGCCTACGACCTTCGCCGCCGAGAGCACCAGGTCCTTGTTCTCAGCGATCATCCGCTCGAACATGGCGAGATACCGCAGAACCGACGCGGCCAATTCCGAGAGCGGTCCAGAAAGCGCCTCTCCAACCGAAGCTCCAATGCGCTGCAAGGCCGCCCAGAGCTTGTCGAGCGTGCCTTTCAAGGTTCCCGTCATTATCGAGAACTTCTTGCCGACTGAGAGCGAGCCATCGAGTTTCTGGGTGAATTCGTCCCACCCGTGAACACCCTTGTTGAGCAGGATTAGCCCGGCGCGAATGGCATCCGACCCGAAGATTTTCTTGAGTGCCTCGTCACGGGCGGCCTGGTCCAACCCATTCAGGCGTTCAGCCAAGACTTGGATGATCTGGCGCATGGGCACGATTTGGCCCGATGCGTCACGAACGGCGATCCCATACTCCTTCATCATGGCGGCGGCGTGGTCGCTCGGAGCCATGAGCGAGAGAAGCATGGTCTTGAGCGCAGTGCCAGCGTCGGAACCCTTCAGCCCAGCGTTGCCCAAAATGCCAATGGCCGTCGTCAGGGATTCGAGGCTCTGGCCGCTTGCGCCGAAGACGGCGGAGGCCATCGAGAAAGATTCGGAAATTTGGCCCACCCCGATGGAACTGGCATCGGCGGCTTTGGAGAGCGTGTCCACTACCTGCGTGGCGGTCAGTCCATCGCGGCTGAAGGCGTTGAGGGCGTCGCTCATGACAACGGCAGCCTGCGCGGCGTCAAGCCCTCCTGTGCGGGAGAACTTGAGGGCCGCTTCCGCCGCGCCATTCATAACGGTGCTGACGCCCATGCCTGCCTTCAGAAGCTCGGTGAAGACGGAGGCTACCTGCGCGGGGCCAATGCCTGTGTCCCGGCTGATCTGTTCGACGGCAGTGCGGATCTGCTGAAATTCTTCGGCGGTCGGGTTGGCGGCGGCGCGTAAGTTTGCCAACTCTTGCTCAACGTCTGCAAACGCCTTCACTCCGCCGATGAAAGGAGCCGAGAGCAAGGCACTGGCCTTGAGGAAGCCTTGGCCGATTTTGGAGACGCTGGTACTGAACGATTCGAGGCGGGACTTTGCGGCGTTCAGGCCCCGGACGAGGCGATTATCCGTGGCGTAAAGCTCGATGTACGCCGCGCCAGCGCGGATGCCAGAACCAGATGCCATGGGTCACTTTTTTTCCAGGCCGCGCTTCACGGCATCCCAGTGGTCTTCCGGCATCATGACCCAACCGCCGATGTCCTGTTCCACGGCGTCGCCAGTACCGTTCATGACCCGGCCCTTAACCTTTTTGTTCTCCAGCACCTTCATCGGCTGGCCCGCGTGCTGGATCACGTACTCCGTCCGCACCTGCGGTCCCAGCGTCACCCCCGTGCACCCCAAGTTCGTCAAGCAGGCGCTCGTCGCGATCAGGAGGAACAGGCAACGGCTTTTCAGGTTTCGCATCGGTAACTCCCGTTGTGGCGGGCTTGTCCATCCCGAAGAGGGATTTGAAGACCCGCAAGACGACATCCACGGCAATCCCAATCCAGTTCACGGTGTGTTCTCCTGACTGGTTGCGGGGGCCGGACCGGCAGTGCCGGAACCAGTTTGAACCGGCGTCAGCGGAGACCCGCATGGGAGCCAGCGCCGCCCCCGCAACCCATGTCCAGATAGCTAGACCGCCTGAATTTCAGCGGCGGCCTCAGCAGAGAGCTTGCCTGCCTCCGCGATGAACTGGAACGCCTCGAGCAAGCTGAGGTCCTTCATCTCGGCAGGCACCTCGCCGATCCCGTCGGCGGCGGTCTGAAGGTCCTGGACGGCCTGGGGATTGGTCATGAGCAGTCCCGCGATGCGCTGGCCCAGTTCGGCCACCGATCCACCGGCCTTCTTGGCCTTGTAGACCAGAACCGCCACGTCCTTGCAGGCACGGAGCACTTCCAGAGACTCTTTGATGCCCTTCGGGTTCGCACTATCCTCCATCGGTCTTCCCTCCTTTGGGTTTTGGGTTGTCCACGAACACGGTCTTCAAAATGCTCAGGTCTTTCGTCTTGAGCGCAGCGGTTTGGCCTTTGCCCAGCTCGTAGGGGTTGAAATCCGAGGGCCGGAACGCTTGCGTGCGCTTCGGATCACGGTGCGCGTTGGCGAGGAGCGCGAGCAGGATGGATTCGCGCGTCCATGCCTCACGGCCCCTGCCTTCGGCCATCCAAACCAGCTCGCGCAGCGTCAACGGGCCGGGGTTGACTCCAACGATGCCAGCGAGTTCCCAGATGAGTTTCCAAAGATTGAGGCGACCGCCGCCTCCTCGGAGATCGCCTCCACCTTGCTCTCCGCCGTCCGCACGGCCGCGGCCACGAGCTGCGACTGTTTCTGAATGGCCTTGGCAAGGTCCATGCGGCGGCGCTGGCGGAAAAAATCGGCGAGTTCCTGGAAGAGCGCATCCTGAGCTAGGGTCAGGCAGTCGCCGCCCATCGCCAGGCCAAATGCGACATCGGACACGCTCTGGGCGTCGGCTTCGAGCTTCAAAAGCGCGAAGAGCACGTCGCAGAGCAGTACAGGGTCCAGTTCGAGCCGTGCCAGAAGCGGCGGGTCTCCGTCGAGCAGATTGCACAGATCCACGTTCAGCAGGCTGCGGACCCGCCGAATGGCGTCCACCGTCAGCGAAACAGGCCATGTGCGCCCTGCGCTGTCCTTAAACGTTCGCATGGGTATTGCTCCAGAAACTCAAGCCTTACGGAACCACCAACCACTCCGGGGCATTGGCAGCGTAGGTCGGTTTGGCCGTGACCTTCACCTTGATCGAATCGTCGAGCGGCTCTTCGCGGGAGAAATTCATGATGCTCATGGTCGCGCGGAGACCCTGCGAACCGGAAGTTGCGATAGCACCATCCATCACTGCAAATTCGAGAGGCAGATTTCCGAAGAAGGCGTTCTTGATCGCGGCGAAACCCGCATCGGTCGGGTCCCACACCATCTCGAACTCGATGGAGGCGTCCTTTAGCGTGGCAACGCTGGCCTTCCAGCCGGCGTTGTTGCGCGTGGTAACGTCCGCGTCGCCGGTCTCTAGGTTCAGGGTTACGTCACGGACGTTGGTGAGTTCTGCCCAGACCGGCGCCGCGTGCGTGCCGGTATTCCGGTAGAGCTTCGCTTCCATTCCCAGTTTGATGCCCATTGGAAATCACCCTCCACGAACTGAGTTAGCCCAAAACTTCGGCAACCGCGCTTTGCTCACTTCCAAGGCCGGACCCATGAACGGGCGCGGCGGGTACGTTCGCGCCTTCTTCGAGACCGGCCCGCCCAGCGACGGCGGCAAGCTCTGCGCAATCCGCTTGGCCCGGTCTACCTGGGCCTGCGTTTTGAGCTTGCCAACCTCCGGTCCCTTTGATCCCTTGCGAACGGGACCATGCCCTCCAACCACCAGCTTCCAGTTCGGCTTCCTTGCTTTGCGTTTCTTTGGCGGCTCTGTGCCGCCAAATTCATGCGTGTGGCCGATGCGTCCGACATTCGTGGCCGTCGGACCGATCACCACGCGGCCGGGCACTTTCTCGACCGCGAAGAGGATTGCTCGCTTGAGCTGTCCTTTCCGGCTGCGCGGCGGCTTGCCGGGCGGCGCAGGCATCGGCGAAACTTTGATACTCTTCTTCGCAATCCCCCGGATGTATGCGCCTGCGTGGCCCAGGCTGGTGATGGATGAAGCGCGACTCCGCTTCAGGACCTTCTGTTTCTCCAACCTTGTCTTGGCTTTCACGCCGATCATGCCGACCTCACGCGGCCACCCGGACAAACACCAAGCGAAAACCGCCTACGATGTAGTTGCCGTTTCCAGGGAAAGGGTCCGGCAGCACTCCGAACGGCATGGCTGCGTCAATTCGGGAAAACGCCTGGGCTGAGACGACCGGGTCATGTCCCATCACGTTCACATGATTCGCCGGCGTGGAGACATTCAGCGTTACGCTGCCGTTGTGAATGGTTGCCAGCCAGAAGAGGCCGGGATTCAGAGTCTGGTTTATGTCGAGCGTTTTGAAGCCAGCAGTGTTTACGTTGACTGTGCCAGCATCAAGAATGAGCGCGTCGGGGTAGACATTGCCTCCGTCCGCATAGATTCCCAACCGGCTCAACGAGGCTGTTCCGGGCGTGGATACACGAATTCCAATCTGATCCAGGAGACGACAAATAAAATCAGCCTGGTTGGAAATACTTTGTTCAAATTTAACGTCGTAGGAACGTCCAAAACCCGGAAGGTCAAAACATATGACTCGATGCTTTTTCACGAGTTGAGAAGCCGCCGCGCCAAAATCCTGGAACATGCTTCCACCAAGCCCATGAATAAAAAGAACGGGCGTCCCACTTCCCCCATCCCAATATGAAATCGTTTGATTTCCCAATACCGTTAACTCTTTTTTCTCGAGGCCAGCGTTCCACAATTGGAACTGACGATAGATAAAAAATAAATCAAACGGTTTGAAATATTTTAAAAACATAGCGTAAGGAATGGCATTAAATACCACGATAAATCCGCACGACCGCTTCGAGGACATCCTGAATCGGCCGGTTCGACGTTTGAACAACGTTAGGAATACTCT